CCACTCTGAGGTGCGGCGACGTTAACCGCCTGGGAATTCACATCCCTACAGCACCACTAGGAGTGACAGTCTAAGCCCAGTCTCTTGAGAGATTAGCAACTGCCGGATGCTCCACCATTGTCAGTTCGTCAGATAGAAGTACCGTTTCGCACACATCTTCCAGTTCGGTCAAACCGAGGTCATAAGTTTCCATGAGCCAATCACGGAACTCTTCATCGCTCACCAAGACGGTTTCGTTTTTAATCGTCGGGACAAGGTTGTCCAAGTTAACGCCACTGATTTTCGCTGTCCAAGTAAGATCGTCCAGGGACAATTTACTCCTGTCCTCCTGCACGTGACGAAGCAGGAAGAAGTCCCTCATAAAAGGGACATGTCGAAACTCATAGGCGTAACTCAAAGCCTTGCCGGCAATGTATTGCGAATTGGTCTTGTCCTCGGTGAACAGAGCTCGCGTGTTGAAGCGGCAAAGTGCCTTGCCTAACAAAGGCACCATGCAAGGTTCCTCACGGTCACAAATTAACCTACGGGATAGGAAAGTCGCATCGCCCCAATTAAGGGGGTTCTTCGCTTTGAGCACCATTTTGAAACGGTCCACGTGCCGCACCCATAGACGCAAGTTTATGGCCTTATCCATGGCAGCAAGGAGGTCATCGCCCAAAATGAGAGCGCGACCGTTGGCCCCTTGTTGTTGCATGGCGGTCACAAACATGGCCCAATTGTAATACGAATTGCGGCAAGTGGTGAAAGTGGTGCCCGTAGGAAGTTGATTGTCCAAAACGGCTGTGAGGCCGTAGTGTCGCGATTGGACTTTGAACCGGTTGATCCCACGCAGAAGTTCTCGGAGCCAACTAGGCATGTTAATGACAGACAGAAACTTGTCAAAAAGCAAATGCACTCGTTTGCGTTGGTGCTTGTCGTTGGCAGAGTAATCACCTTCCACGATGTGGGTGTACTTCTTGTTGTCTGAGACGAAACTCGCTAGAGTTGTGTCGGTCTGCTTGTAAGCGGTCAGCGTCTCAATTCCCCGAATTGGGCCGGTGGCCAACAACGCATTGAAGCGCTCCATGGCCACCATGGCAGCAGGTCCCGTGACGGCATTGAAAACGTCGCTCCCGGCATATATAACTCGGGGCGCCCATGATGGGTCATTGCGTTTAATGAGCGTCTCGTGCTTCACGGACAGTTCCTTGGTGCCAATGTGTTTGACGGACGTGTTGGGAATTTCGTGGTACGCGTCCTCCATGCGTTGCCGCTTCATCGGATCAAACTTGGCCATCCACCTGGCCCTGTCCACCTCGTTCTCC